TTATGTTTAACATTTAAAGACATTTGAGCTCCAACTATTTTTTACTTTTTATCAATAATAAATATAAAACTTTCAAGAAATCGGTTATTATTCCTTACCTTTTTCTTCTTTATATTCATTATACTCTTTTTCTAATTCATCTACTTTTTTAGTTTCATTAATTATATCTTTTGACTTTTTACCCATTGTGTTTTTCAAAGCATCAAAGTGTGCTAATGCAAGTGGTCTACGATTCTTCGTTTGCTTCCCTAATGGGTCACGACCTCTTGCTCCACTATCTTTGAATGGTTTGTTCATTTCCTGTGGTCTACCACCTTGTTCATCTTCTGGTCTTTCATCTTCTCCACTATCAAATGGGTCAAATATAGAACCTGCTGCTGTATCGGGTGGTGTTGCAGTATCATCTGCACCGATACCAACGGCTGCCATATCACTTGGTGTTCCAATTGACTCTCCTGAAGACATTGGGTCATTACCTTCCATTTCAATCTGTGAGTGTCTGAATTTCTGTTTTTGGTCTTCAATGATTTGATTTTCAATTTCTACTTTTTGTTTATCTGAGAAATTAAATATGTTATCATATACCCACTCATAAGGTAAAATTTTATCTTGTATCATATCACGAGCTAAACTTACCTTCTGTCCAAACAATTCAATCTTCTCTTGTTCATACATTGTTGAAGGACTTGCTAACTCCAATTCAAAGTTTACTAAGTCTGCGTCCGTATATCCTTGTGAATACAAGTGAACAACTGCGATTTTTGTTAACTCGGATACGATAATTCTTTGTATTCTTTCTATGGTTCTGGCAAATCTTACATCTTCTGCTGCTAATGTTGCTTTACCACCGACATTTTCATCAAACCCTAAGAATGCTTTCGGAACTCTTAGTGATGCTAATAATTTGTTTTTCAAATATTCAATGTCTTCGGTTGAATCATAATCAATACCACTCAACTCACTTATTTCAGTTCCACTATCTCCACCACGAACTGGCATAAAGAAGTCTTCTGTTAAGTTTTGCATATTATATTTCAAATTATACTCACCCGTTGACTCATCCATAATAGGTGTTTTCTTCATCTTGTTGATGATTCTTTGCATATAATTGTCAACTTCTGCTGGTGGTATATTTCCGATATCAATTTTGAATACTCGTTTAGAAGGTGCTCTCATAATTCTGTGAATCAACATAGCGTCTTCCATTAAAGTTAATTGTTTCCAAATCTTTCTTGTAGACTCCACCATAGATTTTCCGTAAGGTAAGAAATTACTATCGTTTGCTAATCTGAAGTGTGCTATTTGGAAGTTTTCAAATTCTATTTTTCCTTTATTTGACTTTTGACCAAAGTAAGGATGTGCTCCTTCAATACTTTCTAAATAAAACTTAGTATAGTAAGGATTTTCTGGGTCTTCTCCCTCTGCTCTTATGACTTCATAAGGTGACAATGGAACTACATTTGTAATCCCGTATTTTTCACTAATGTCTAAGTGTAAAAAGAAGTCTCCGTACTTAACCATATTACGAACCCAAGGCCATAAATTGAACTCAATGTTCATAATGTCATAAAATAAATTGTTTAAAATTTCTTTAATGTTTTCATTGTCAGTTTTGATATCTATGACTTGTCCGTATTCACCTTTCATAGTTGATTCGTCTGAATATATGTCCAATGCACTTGATATGATTGGGTCGGAATCCATTGATTCATAATCTTTAAATAATGCTAACCTTGCCGCCATCACTTGATGAACGGTAGAATAACCTGTTCCGACTAAATCTAAGTTAGTATGTAGTTTAGAATATCTATCAACCAAGTGTGACTTTACTTGTTTTTGTACTTGGTCTGTATCGGCTATCTTTAATTTCTTACCACCGACATTCCTTACAATTACATTTGTACTGAATAATCGTTGTAGTCTTCCGAATAATGATTTATCTGCCATTTTTTACCTCACTTTATAAGAGCCAGTCTAAGGACTCTTTTTCTTTACCTGTTTCCCACTCCCAACTATCGTTTTTATTAACGTCATCATTGGTGTATAAACCTTCATTGTCCATCATTTTAGACAATGTCTTTCTTGTTAATTCCACACCTTGTGTTCGTAATCTTAATGCTGTATCACGAACCCAAAGTCCAATAGCAAAAGACATTACAAGGTCATCATTGTATCCTCGCATTGCTTCTGCTCTGTTATTTATGTAGACAAAAGTTTGTAGTTCATCAATCAAACGATTACTACGAACCACTACACTTTCCTCTCTAAAAAATTCTTCTAACTTACTAATAATTAGTGGTCTGGTCTTAGAAGTCGTTGAAAAACCAGCAACCATTTTCCTTTCTTCACTATAATGTTTGTTCGTCACTTGGTGTTGAACATCAACATATTGTAAGTCTTTACTTGTATAAAATAGATTAGGATAATCCCTATCTATAATTTGTTGTATTGTTGCCCAACCAATATTATTGTTCTCTACTATAAGTAGAGCATCATTATATTCTGTTGCTACGGAAACCAACATATTTCCAAAATCTTTAGTATTTATTCTACCTTTGTATTCTGCTACCTGAGTTAAACTTTCCAATTCAATAATGTGAAAAGCAGAATAGTCTGCACTATCTCCACGACCAACATCAGCGCATACAATATAATCTTTGTTGTAATTTGCTGATTCCCAAACCCACATATTACTATCGATACCTCGTTTTTCTAATGGGTCTTTACAATGATTTTTTCTCAAATTTTCCAATAGTGTTGCGTCAATCACACCAGTACCAGAAGTTAAGAAGTCACAATCACACTCTTGTGCTGCACTTCCAATTCCAAGTAAAGTATCTTGTTCTTTTCTCCAATTTTCTTCTCTGTCGGGGTGTACGGTCCAATGCAATTTAATTGGATTGAATAATCCTCTACCTTCTTCGGCCTCTACCCAAGTTTTATGGAACCAATTACCCACACCATTAGGTGTTGATAATGCAATACATTGACCACCAGTTGTTAAAGTGGATTGAGCTGCTGTCCATATATCATCAATTTTATCAATGAATGCTGCCTCATCTAATATCAATAATGATAGAGCTTCTGAACGAGCTGCTTCTGGACCTGATGATACTGCTTTAATCTGTGAACCATTACGATATCTCAGATTTAATTTGTTATCTTCCACACATCTTTGTTTCAACCAACTCGGTAGATTTGCGTGCATAACACGAACTTTCGTTACCAAGTTTTTTGCTACTTCTTGTTTGGTTGCAATTACCAAGATGTTTTTATCTTGTTGGAAAGTCATCATCCACAAACTATATCCAGCTGTTAATGTTGAAATACCTAACTGACGAGCTTTCAGAATAACATTCATACGATGCTCTTGGAATTCTTTGACTACTTTATCTTGAAAGTCATACAATTCAAAGGGAATTTTTCCTCGTATCGGGTGTTGTATCATACAATACTTTTGCATAAAATATGCAGGGTCTTGTGCACATTTCACATACTCTTGTTTGATTACTTCTTTTATTTGCTCTGCCATTAATCTACTATCTGACCTGCTAATTTAACTGATGTAGCAGTCAATGCTACTCCAAATGTAAAGTATAACCACTTATTCTCATACCATTTAGGTTGGACAAGTTTTACTTTTTGTTCAAGTAGTTTATTAGTGTCTTTTAGTAAAGTAAGTTGTGTTGTTTTGTTTGCTATCAACATAGAATCTATTACTGCGGTTGCTTCCAATCTCTTTACCATAGCTTCATAATCTTCAACTAACGATACATTTAAACTATCTTTTAGTTCCAATTCTTTAATTGCATTGGTAAATCCCAATACTTGTTCTTCTGTGAAAGAATAAGTCTTAGGTTCTTGGATATCTTGTGCGAACAAAAGTCCTACGAATAATATGTATATAATATATCTCATATATATAAATATATATTATTTAGAAAACTTCTTCAAAAACTTTACTGCGTCGTCAGCATTATCTTCTTTTACTGCTTCTGATGCTTTTTCAAGTTGTTTTTTAGTAGTGGTTACTTTTCTTTTTAATTTAGCTACTTCTTTTTTGTTAACTTTCTTCTTTGCTTCAAGAACTTTTACTTCTTTTTCAAGTTCTTTAACTTC